GGAATGACCTCCTTGCTCAAGGACAAGTCAACCCAATTTACTTGGATAAAGATCTTGTAAACCGTGCGTTGGCGCCAGGAATGGCAGATGCGCAACGGACTTACAGTGATCGATTAAATATGTTAGATGGAGTGTTACCACGATTATGAGAGACGAATCATACTTCTCTATAATCTTTGGTGAAGGAACTGATGCTGTTGATATCGGTAAACTCCTCGATGCTGTAACTAAAGTTGAACGTAATGCTGGTGCTGGTCAGGAACACACATATTCTGCCGGCACTGGCCGTTTTGGTAAGACATGGGTTTCTGGTAGAAGAAGCTCTTATGATATTACCATTGAAGGACAAAAGACAGGGAGCCCTGCTGAGCTATTATCGCTTCGTACGAAACTGGCTCGGGCTCTTGATTGTCCTGATGGGCCAAAGAAATTACAGTTTGATGATCAGGATGGTAAATACTACCTTGCTGTTACATCGGGACAACCTAAGTTCACTGAGGATTTACAAAAGAGTCAGGCTACGGTGTCTATTTCATTTGAAGTTCCGGATGGTTTGCTACATTCCGAGCTTACAAAGGTGCTGACATCGAAGACTAACTCTCCAGACATTGGTTCTCTTACTAAAGAGGGGAATATTGTCAAAATGACTTTAAATAATGCAGGAAGTGCACCGGCATATCCTCGCATTAGAATTAAGAACTCTGGAACTAACGGTTGGATTGGTATTGTTAATAAAAACGGTGTGATGGAAATTGGTACAAGCTCCTCAGGAAGAGATGGCGCTGTATCTGCTTCCGGATCATATGACCAATCGCAACTACTTCTTAACTTAACACCAAACGACTCTGCTGGGTGGCGTAAAGGTGTGAATATTGGCGGTAAGCTTAGCTCACAATCACCTTTGGCTGTAGCTAACCATGCCGAGATAAGTGACCTAACACTTGATTGGGCACCAAGAGATGCGGGTAGCGTTGGCTATCCTTGTCCTGGATTACACTGGACTCGTTCCGGGTCTAAGGGTGTCGGTCAAGACTGGGGGTGTGCTGTGTATGAGTATACTCTGCCCGCCGATAAGAACAATGTTAAAGGTGCTAAGAACTTCCGTTGCGACTTCAACCTAAAACTCTGGGCATCTAAAATTGGCCAAACGGGTCTGTTAGCAATTATGTTTATGGACGATAACGACCGACTTATCTGCGCATATGCCTTGGATAAATGGACAACTGATAGCGATAGGACCGTACAGTACTTTACTACTAAGGATATCCATCAACAACCTCGTGAAGATAATGAGTTCGGATCTAATGACAATGAGCCAGGTCAACAACGACCTAACCCTGCTTTCAATAGCAGAACCGGTAACGCTTATGTTATTAAGGATGGTCCTAAGTTCACATACGGTTATAACGGGATACCGAAAACAGTAGTGGATGCTACCAAAGAGAACTTAGAATGTACTAAGATCTGGATTCTATATGGTCGACTCAGAAACGAACGACCTGGTGTTGGGCATCTAGATACTCTATGTGTACAATCGCTTAAGTTCCAGAAGACTAACGTACAACGTTATGACCTTGTTCCTAACAAGTATAACGCTGGCAGTGAACTTGTTGTCGATATGTATGAGGGTAAGATCTCATATATCGCTGATCCAGAGGCATCTAGCCAAGGGGTTGGAGCTGAAGGAGATCTAGCAAACGGATCTCGATACTTTGCAATTCCTCCCGGGGAGTCGCAACTTGAAATTCATTCTTCCGGATTCGTTACAACAGCCCCTGAGGTTATTGTAGAGTGGGAAGAAGCATGGCTATAAGAAAGGAGGCCGAAACTTCAAAATGAATGTAAAACCTGCATGGCAGTTAGCAGTTCATGATAACGCAATGAATATTGTTGACCATATTAACAACGATGTTCCGGGTTCTCTGAAATATTACGATGAAGAGTTCCATCAATACTGCGGTAAGGGTTCGGCTACCTTTACTTTTACTGTCGATAAATATTCAAACGGTGTTCTAAATGAACGTATAGCCAACCTCACTACTGAGTCCTATATCTCTTTCCATGAAGATGATATAGATTATGTATTTAACGTAATGACTCGTAGAGAAACTGACTATACTATTACTTTGGAATGCGTTACAACTAACTTAGAGTTACTTAACGAGAAGGTTGTTGCTTATGAGAGCAAGGATGCTAAATCATTCCTAGACTACATCGAAGCTATGCAACTCTTTAAATTTACTCGTATTGAATTGGGTATTTGCGAAATTCGTAATACCAAACAGACGCTTAAGTTTGAATCTGATGATGACACATGTTTGGCTCGGATCCTTAAACTTGTTGAAGCGTTTGATGGTGAGATGGAGATTATAACCAAACTTACCGATGGTGGCCAGATTGATAAGTATATACTTAATGTTTATAAATCTCGCAATGTCGCAAAAGATAATGAGCCTGGTTTAGGACGAGTTCGTACCGACATTCGGTTACAGATGGGTCGAGACGTCGCTTCTGTTATTAAGAAAGAGGATAAGACGAATCTATTCTCTGCTATCCGGATGCGGAACAAAGACGGCGCTTACATCACCTTCCCTAACTCTCGTGAGATCAAAGCCGCAGACGGTACACACGTTGAGATGTACTGTAACCGGGGGTCTCATACAATCTATGCCCCTATCTCAGCTAAGCTATATCCGTCTGTAAACAAACGGGATAACTGTGATCCATGGATCGTACGTGATGTGAAAACTGAGTTTACTAACGCAGATGAAGCATGGGCTTACGGGGTTAAGATGCTCCGTAACTACATGTATCCTATTACAACATGGGAAATCAGCCTTAACTCTGCTATGGTTCTTCAACGTTACGATATCAAGATTGGTGATGTAATCTTCATGACCGATGAGAACTTCGTTGGTGGATTGCTTATCCGAGCTCGTGTCATTGAGATGGTGCGCTGTTCTACAGATCATAGTAAGACTAAGCTCACATTGTCTAATGTCGTTGCTATTCGACCAACTAACAACTCAACGTTGATGAATACAATGTCACGGATGATCAATGATGCTCAACCTTTCAAAATGACTGTAAAAACTACAGGCCCTACTATGTTCCGTGAGCTGACAGATAGCTGTGAGCTTATCCCTACTTTATATAAGGGTAAATCTGAAGTTACAGATGTTGATTTCAGTTACTTCATTGATAATAACCTTGCTGGTAGTGGGACTAGGTTCAGGGCTTCGAGGTCTAATATAGGTACTAGCGGTAATGCTCTGATTACTATTCAGGCTTGGGTTCAAGGCCAGATGGTGGAATTCCAAGATGTGACAATCGCTACTGTCAATGACGGCGTCTCCCCTGTCCTTACCGTGATTGAGTCTAGTAATGGTGATGTGTTTAAGAACGGTATCATCAATACTGTACTGACCGCTAAACTGTTTAGAGATGATGTCGAGATTGATACTAGGGGTGAAGCCTTTAATTATATTTGGACAAAGACTAATGCTAATGGGGAAGTTGATGAGCCATGGGGTCAGCGTCCTGAGTCTAAAGTTAAGAGTGTCAGTGTCACTCGTACTGACGTCGAAGATAAAGCGACTTTTTCAGTTGCTGTTGTAACTAAGTAAGGAGGTGGTATAATGAGTTTAATTTCAACTAGTCAGATTACTATTGTCGATTTGGATGACGGCAGAACCCAGTATACACACCTTGCTTGGTGTAACTTTACTGCTAATATTAGTGAAAATGGAGACAACGCGTACACCGCATTTACTAAAGATCCGGAAGAAGGGCGCACATTAACTCATATAGGTATATACCAAGATTTCAATTTCGCAGGTAGTGACCGTCCTGAAGATTATCATTGGTCTAAATGGCGTGGTACTGACGGTGCTAACGGTACTCCTGGTAAGCCTGGTGCCGATGGCCGTACTCCATATATTCACTTTGCTTATGCAGATAGCCTTGATGGGTATACTGGGTTTACTACTGCCGAAGTATATACCCCGGCTAAGGATATTGACTTAGAACCAACTAAGGTTAAAGTCGATGTATCTAAGAAGCTATATATGGGCACTTACACCGATTATACTGAAGAAGATTCAAACGACCCCGCACGGTACCACTGGCAGAAAGTACGCGGTGCCGATGGTGCTAACGGTACTCCAGGTAAGCCTGGTGCTGATGGTCGTACACCATATGTTCACTTTGCTTATGCTGACTCCTCTGATGGTGGAACTGGTTTTACTGTATACGGAGACCCTAATAAGAAGTACATGGGTACTTACACTGACTTTGAAAAAGCCGATAGTACAGACCCTACCAAGTATAAATGGTCTCTTATAAAAGGTGCCGACGGTGCTAACGGTGCTCCAGGTCCTCAAGGGGTTCAAGGTTTGCAAGGGCCTAAAGGAGATCAAGGTATTCCTGGTCAGAGGGGTGCCGATGGTAGAACTCAGTACACCCACATCGCTTATGCTGATAATGTCTATGGTAATGGGTTTAGTCAGACTGCAACCGGCAAAGCCTACATTGGTATCTACCAAGACTTTAATCCTACTGACAGTACTACTCCATCTTCTTATAGATGGACGAAGTGGAAAGGTGATGATGGTGCTAATGGTATTCCAGGCCCTAAAGGTACTGACGGTAAGACGCCGTATATTCACTTTGCCTATGCTAATTCAGCAAATGGTAATAGCGGGTTCAGCGTTAGTGATTCAACCAACAAAGAGTATATTGGTACATACACTGACTTTACAGAAGCCGACAGCACTAACCCTAATGTCTACAAATGGACTAAGATTAAGGGTGCTGACGGTGCTAAAGGGGACAAAGGGGAACAAGGTGACCGTGGTTTACAAGGTCCTGCTGGTCCTGCTGGTCCACAAGGTATTCAAGGTCTACAAGGTCCTAAAGGCGATCAGGGTATTCCTGGTCCTAGAGGGGTAGACGGCTTAACACAATACACACACATCGCATATTCTGATGCTGATGATGGTCGTATCGGTTTCAGTCAAACTGACTCTAACAAGCCTTTTATTGGTCTTTACCAAGACTTTATTCAAGAGGATAGCCCCGAACCGAGCAAGTATCGCTGGACAAGATGGAAAGGTCAAGATGGTGAGCAAGGACTTCCTGGTAAGCCTGGTGCTGATGGCCGTACGCCTTATGTTCACTTTGCATATGCAAATAGTGCAGATGGTAGATCTGACTTCAGCTTAGCCAACTCTAGTGGTAAGAAGTACATCGGTACTTATACCGACTACGAACAAGGTGACAGCAGTGATCCTGGCCGATATAAATGGGTATCCTTGAACGGAGATCTCGTTATTGGTGGGCGTAATCTTTGGATTAATAGTAAAGTTACGGGCTATGCTGCTATAGAGAAGCTCCCAGATAACCATATAACTGGTCAGACTGAGTGTTTCAGATTAGAATCAATACCAGGAAAAAGTGGTGTATTTTTCAATATAGCACCGGAGTTCACAAGTAGACTCTATACGACAGTCACAATGAGTTGCTGGGTGAAATATGAGAATGTAAAACGCGGTAAATACGGCTGGACAAACTTTAATGTCTTTAAATCAGGAGGGCTTTGGAGACGTAACTCTAAGTCGGGAAAAGTATCTTCAGTTGATTACCCAGGGATGTTCGGATTCGTCGGTAGCTCTGACTGGATTAGACTTGAGAAAGTTTATAACTTCGGTTGGGATACAAGATATGACCAGTTAAGAACAGACCTGAGAATCATACTAGAAGATACCGCATCAGGTACCGCCTGGGTCACTGGTGTCAAAGTCGAGATTGGTAATACTGTTACTGACTACTCTGTTGCCCAAGAGGATATAGATAGTGCTATTGCTTCTAAAGCCGACCAGTTACTGACCCAAGACCAGATCAACCAACTCTCTGAACGCAATGCGCTTCTCAAAGCTGAGCTAGACGCAAAGGCTACTCAGGAAGTCGTTGACGAGTGGATTAGCCAAGTTCATAACCTTATGGATATCGAAGAGGCTGGTCGAAAGGACGCTGAGCAAGCCGCTATTCGAGCTAGTGAGCGTATTGCCGAGTTGCAGAACAAAGTTGGTGAACTTAAGATCGTGACCGAGTTCGTTAATACCTACATGTCTCAATCAGAAGAAGGGATTATTGTAGGTCAGAAAGACGGTTCTTCAAAAGTCTTAGTATCAACAGATCGCATCTCTTTCATATCTGGGGGTAAAGAGGTCGCATCAATCTCTCAAGGTGTGCTACAAATTGATAACGGGGTGTTTGTCAAATCGCTTCGTATCGGTCGATTTGTTACAATGCAAGACCCGTCAAATCCAGATAGAAATATAACATTATATGTAGGAGGTGCATAGTAAATGGTAGTAGTAAACTTCTCCGGTCCTTGGGCTGGGGACGTACAACTTGAATTATGGTCTGATTGGAATGTTCAGAAACCTGAACAGAATGCGTCGCTTGTCAATGTGCAAGTTCAGTTAATTTCCTCAGGTGGTGGTCAGATCTTCTCAGGGAATGGCGGTAAACGTCTATGGTTGAATGTTGGTGGTATAGAAGAACATTACGACATCGACCCCGTTATTGGTAAAAACCAGAAACGTGCTATCTTTGGTAAGGACTACCTTATCCCACACAACCCGGATGGTACTAAGACGATTACTGTATCCTGTGAGTATGTCGTTAACTTGGGCGGGTATGGTACTGCGAAAGCACAGTTCACACTCAAACTCAAGGATATTTTCAAGGGTAGTAAAGGTAAGGACGTATCTGGTACAATAGGTAGCCCTGTAACTCTCTCAGTTGACCGTAATGATACAAGATATACTCACGCTGTAGAAGCGGAGTTTGGTAATTGGAAACAGAATATCAATGGCGATAGTCGATTCGTTTCTACTTACAACTGGACGCCGCCTATGGAGTTGTGTAATCAGGTTCCTAATTCTGATAAGGGCGTTGGTAAGGTTAGGTATATAACTTACCAAAACGGTAAAGAGATTGCTAGGGATGAGAAAAACTTAACACTAGCGGTTCCGGCATCAGTCAAGCCTACGTTATCGTCATTTTCAGTTCGAGATACCAATACTGCTGTCAATAACTTGCTGGGCGATAATAAGTTTGTTTCGGTTCTATCTAATCTGAAAGTCAATTTCTCTAAAGGAACTGGATCATATGGATCAACTATATCTAGTTACTCGGCGACTATTGTCGGTAAACCAAACTCTACTTATAATGAAGATGGCGTTATTGGTAGTATTGAAATGGTTGGTAATGCTGTCGTAGAGGCAACTGTTACAGATAGTCGAGGTCGAACTAGTGAGCCTAAACGGGTTAGTATCGAGTTCCTTGATTACTTCTTACCTCAGATCAGTTTTGAGGCTAAGCGTGTTGGCGCTAACGGAGAGCAGATCCAGGTTATTCGTAACGCTAAAGTGGCGCCCTTATCATTTAATGGTAATCAGAGAAACACAATGCGAATATCCTTTAAGGTTGCCCCGTTTGGATCTAATACCTTCAGTGAGAACAACGGACCAGCTAATACCATGTTTACTAGTATATCGCAGATCACCAATTCAGCTGCTAACTTAGATGGTACTTTCTCTTCTGGTAGTTCTTATGTTATCATAGGGACTGTGCAAGATAAGTTTACTAGCTCGGAGTTCAGGGTTGAAGTCCCAACAAGATCTGTACTTATGTCTATGGACCAAACTGGGGTCGGTATTGGTAAGATACGGGAACGTGGTGTTCTTGACGTTGCTGGTGACGTGTACGCCTCAGGTCAGTTGAATGTAAATGGTATTCGTGTTGCTAATAAGACTATTCAACAATATCCATTAACATCGCTTGAAGGTAGAATCCAAGACGTTCGATGGTCTAGAAAAGACTTTAATACCTTTACTGAAACTGGCATCTACATGGTGCTAGGGAAAGAAAGAGGGGCAACTAACGGCCCTGACACACAAAAACATGGTATGTTAGAAGTATATGCACTTAATCACAAAGAGGTATTCCAAAGGTTCATGGATGACAGACTGAATACCTGGATTCGATGGCGAGACTGGGGTAATAACTGGACTGACTGGGAACAAACTTATGTATGTAAAGCAGATATCCCTGCCCCTGTTGTAGAGAAGCCTAAGTTTATCCATAAAGACTTTACTGATAACATACCATATAAACTCCCGGCGACAATCACCAGAAGCGGTGATCTAGTAACTATCCACATACCTAGAACGATCAAGACTATCGTACAACGGGTCGAAAACTTCGTATGTCCTGAGACAATACCGGTAGGTTTCAGACCAACTAACGTCGCTACTATGATATTAGCACTGAACGAGTCTGCTAACTTCTTAGGAAACGCTATGTATTATTTCCACCCAGACGGCTCGATACGTATTACTACAGGTATTACTAAGACCGCTGTGTATACGGGGACTATCACCTACATTACAACAGACCCGTTCCCAGATAAATAAGGTACCCACCATACAACTATAATTAAGAAAGGAGATTTAAGTGTCTAAACTAGAATTTAAATCTAAATCGTTGGATTATGATCCAACTAACAACAAGCAAACTCATGTCATTCTTGTTGACGATAATAACTCAGTAGTCAACGTGTTCTTAGAGGAGGCGGCTATTGACCTAAGTAACGCTGAGTTGTATAAGTTAGCTATGCAGAAGCATTATGACATCAACTTCCCTAAAAAGGCTGAGAATGAGCGATTTGAAAAAGTCGATGAGAAACTTGGTTCTATGGATGACGCAATGGATGTCCTTGTCGCATTTGCGGTATCTATTCAAGGGAATATGAACTTACCTGCATATCGCCGAATCGCATCTGTAGCGAAACCATTAGTCAATGGTAAGCGATATAACAATGGAGATGTTGTTGTAATGCCATATCCGTATGACACGAACACTAAATGGCCTAAGGATACTCCGACCCTGTTCAATTTCGCAATGCAATCAGGGGAAGGATATACTTATAAAGGTCAGAAAACAATGGAAATGCTCCAACAAGGAGTACTTAGCGTGGTTATGCCACGTATTGAATAGAGAGGGAATATGCAAGAAAGAGAATTAATGCATTGGTTTATAACTGTCGTTATTCCAATCGTTATTAGTATGGGTAGCTTCTACATTTCCTCTAAAAACCGGGCGGCTGATTTAGAACACCGTCTAACCGAGCTTGAAGTATCTGACAAACATAATGAAAAACTTATGGATAGTCATACTTTGAGATTGGATAAGTACGAAGAGGAACAGAAGATTATTCGGGCTTTAGTGGAACGAATGGATTACATGAACGAGAGTCTTAAATCAGTAAAGACGGATATGGACGAGATCAAAGTGCTTGTCCGTAGCTACACAGAATCACGAGGTAACAATAAATGAAACTTTCAAACGAACAATACAATACTGCTAAATTCATCTTACTCAACGTAGTACCTGCCCTAGTAACTTTGATTGCTGGGCTTGGTGTGTTGTATGGGTTTGATGCAACTAAGATCACTGCGACAATCGGTCTCTTTGCGACCTTCGCAGGTTCTGTACTTATGATCTCTACAAAACGTTATAACGAAGCGCAAGCCGCTGAAGACGACGGACGTTAATAAAAGGAGAGCTTGATGGCAACTCGATCTGAGGTACTTACTTGGGTTCGTAGTCTTGCCGACCGTGGTATCGGGGTTGATGCAGATGGTGCTTATGGCATGCAATGTGTCGACCTCCCTAACATGGTCGCTCAGAAGTTCTTTGGGCGTGCTATGTGGGGTAATGGTATTGATATGTTGAAAGCAGGACAGGGTCTAGGCTGGCGTACGACAGGTGGTAATGAACCACCACACGCTGGTGCTATATTCTGTATGCGGGTATCTTACCACGGCTACGGTCATACCGGTATTGTAGTTGGTGAACCTGATGGTAATGGTAACTTCCAGACTGTCGAACAGAACGTTGATGGTGGAATGAGTGGGGGTCCTGCTCGGTACCGTACAAGAAGTTTGGGTAACCCAACAGAAAACATTATCGGATTTATATATCCTCCATATTCTGACGGACTAGGATCTACTGGCGGCGGTGGAGGAGGATCAGGCGAAGGAGAAACTATGGACTTTACATTTATGATTGGTGGAGAGGCGGCGTGGAACTCAAGAACCATATATTACTATAATGGCGCGGTTAATGAGGTACAACCAATCCACAACATGGAAGAACTAAAATATCTTCGAGCTATTTATCAAGATACCCATGGACGAAGCTTAAAACATTACGAGTGGAATACATCTGCGCCAGTATATCATCGTATATTTGGGGTTGTTCGACCTACAACAAGGGATGAGAGTACCAAACCGGCATTGAGGTATTGATATGAGTATGTGTTTTACATTCCGTATTGAGGGACGTGACCCAGGGCAACCTTATCTACACGGTTGGGATCCTCGCAAAGTATATTTCTATAACGGTGATGATAACGAGATAATCTATATCGAAAACGAGGAAATCTTAGCTCGGCTTCGAGAGGTGTATAAGGAATCTAGGGGTCGTGATCTAGTCCATTATGTATGGACTACAAATGCTCCTGTATTTATACGGATATTTGGTGTATTAAGACCGAATGACGGTACTGGGGTTAAGCGAGAAGGACTAGAAGCGTTAAATCGTAAGATCGCTGAGTATGAGGACGCTTATTGGAAACCAACTCATTTCATGCCTAAGGTGGCATTGCATATCCGGAAAGAGCCCACTAGAACAAGTGAGTCCCTAGGAGTATGCGATATAAACCGTAAGTATAAAGTTCTGGAGACAGTTACACAATGTGACTGGCACTGGGCTAAGATCAACCACAACGGTATTGTCGGTTGGATTGCTATGGGTGACATAACCGGCGAATGGTATGGTGAGAAATTCAATGAGCCTGAAGTATTATAGCTCGATAAGGGCGTTGATAGGGTAAAACTTACAACGCTCATTTTTTTTTTCAAAAATTTACTTTCTACTATATAGAAAGAGAGGATAATATCATGAAATATTATGTAAATGTAAATACTTGGATTGATGAAGAAGATTTACTCTTCCAATGCAAAATGGCTATGTATACTAAAGATTGTGTTATGGATGCTATGCGGGAACACTTTGGTTCTCGTATGACACGAAAGGCACGATATTTGGTAGAAAAGCAATATGCTTGGATGGGTAAATTTATCAAGAATCCAAATTTGTTATTTGGACATATGATCACGTATTATGGCTTGAAAGCTGAAAAAGAACTAGGGATGACACCTGAAGATAAAGCTGAATTACAGGTCATCGGAGCACGCTTACTTTCTGAGTTGCCAGCAGAGCAACAACAAGAAGTAACCTTGCTATTGATGAGCAAAGTAAAAATCGCTTAATCAGATGGAGGATTACCCCTCCTTCTTTTTTTTCAAATTTTTACACTCTACTATATAGAATAGATAAATTATATATTGGAGGAAAATAAAATGGCAATTATTATTATCACATTGGTATTTTTGTTCGTACTTAATAGAGGTATTGTATCTATTATAAAAGGATTTGGTGAATTTCTTTTGAAATTATTCGGTAAAGCCGATTAACTCAAAGGGAACAACCAAGTTCCTTTTTTTTTATTTAAGGAGGTAAATAAAATGAAAAACAATAAAAAAGAACGCGATATGGGCTTCTGGGAAACTTTACTAGCTATATTCTTACTAGATTGGTTATTCTAAAATATTTACAATCCACTATATAGAATAAATATTTTGGAGGATTTTATAATGAATAAAATTATGCAAATGCGTATGGAAATGCGCGATGAAGTTAAGAAGGTTATCGCTAATAAAGCTGATGCGATCGACGATCTTATTACTGATCGTTATATGAAAGACCCTAACTCGTATGTTAATATCAACGTTACTGATATTGCGGACGCTTTAGGTGTTTCTAAATATAGCGTACAGAATAATATCGATTTGATCCAAACGGTTATTATCGAGAAATTCGGCTACATCGTCGTCCCATTCGTAGATGACGATTTTGATATTGTAATCTCACTAGGGATTAGATTCTAAGAAGGACGCTGGGTAATTTACTCAGCTTTCTTTTTTTTTTGAAAAGGAGGAGCTTATGAAAAGAGAAGCAACTGTCAAATTCATTTTCGGGTTTATTATTTCATGCCTAGTTTCCGCGCTTGTAGGTATTTCTATTTGGTTTGGTTACACCATGGCCTATATGAAGTATCAGCCACTACAACAGGAAAAGGACATGTATAAAAGCCGTTGGGAGATCAGAGATAAAGCCGCGACCTACTACTATCAACAGTATAAGGACGTTAAGGAAAAGTATGATCTTATTAAAAAGGTAAACGAAACTAAAAACAAATAGGGGGTATTTATTATGTACGACAAAGAAAATTGCCACTTGAAGACAATGGAAGAAAACTGGGAACAAATTCGACGTGACTCAGATAAAAGAAGATACCTTAGTGTTGATGTGACACGTATCCTAAATAAGGTCCAAAAAATGATAAATACCTTTAAACCGTATAGTATGGAGACCCTTACCGAACCGTTGACCGTTTGCCTGTCATCAACATATTTGAATAAGATCTATGAAGAGCAAGGAGTCCCTTACAAGTACTTTGAAGCTGCTTCTAAAGATGTACTTATCCCAACGTTAATTAACGATTTTGGATATTCTGCAAGATTCAAATACGACAGCTTTTTGGATGGTACTGTTATTGGTTATAGTGTAGTAATCCAACTACATAAAAAATAATTACACCTCACTATATAGAAAGAGAGGTAACAATTATGTTAAGACGATTACTACGTTTTATTGGTTTCTACTGTCTAGCTGGATATGCAGTTCTTGAGAAGTCCTATATTGATAAGCTGATTAAGAATGGGTATCTGGATAAAGACGCAGAACAACAAAACCGCAGATTAGAAGTCACACGATTTGTACTTACTAAACTTAAGAAAGAGTATTAGTCTGGATTAATTTCCAGGCTTTTTCTTTTTTTTTCAAAAGGAGCTTACTTATGAAGAAACAATATGATAAATCTAAATGCAAACTACTCTCTAAAGATCTAAACGTTGAGGAGATCATCGCTAGGAATAAATCGGTATTAAGTAATTATGACTTTACAACCGTACTAAATGCAATTCAACAAAAATTCAATAGAATGCAAGGGTTCCCATCTGAGGAACGTAAAATGTCGATAGGTATGCGTCTTATCCATGCCGTATATGAAGATGACAAAATCTCAAGTAATCTATATGACAAGCTTGATAATAAGCTGTTGACCATATTACGAGACGACTTTGGATATGAATGCGAAATCCAAAACTTTGGCGGTTCATTTTTTGGTTCTTACTATCTTGTAATATATCTCTAAAATAAATACACTCCACTATATAGAAAGAGAGGTAAACATTATGTTTAATAAAATTTTTAAGAAGTCTTCTAGCAAGAAGATTGAAGAAACTATCAATGCGAAACTCGATGAGTTAAACACTAGACTTGCTAGTGCTGAAATTGGCAGTGATGAGTACGACCAGACACTTGGCGAAATTGATATTCTTACCAAATCACTCATGGACATTAAGGACCGTGAGTTAAAGGTTAAGGATAAGAAATTGGAACCAGCAGTCAAAGCCGCGCTAATCACGACCATTGGAGGCGCTGCGGCAAGTATTCTAGGCATTCTAATCATTCGGGATTATGAGGCAGAGGATGGTATCTTCACTTCAAGCGCGAAGTCATTCGTTAAGAAAATTTATTAAAGTAGGGAGTGTATACCACTCTCTCTTTTTTTTTTTGAAAGGATATTTGTATGGAACCTAAAGTAGCGGAGTATATTTACTACGAGCCTTATTTTGACAGATCATTCAGGCAGTTATTCTTCAACTATATCTATGGGATATTGTCAGAAAACCACCTTGAAGCTACTGAAGTTGATTTTGAGATGTTTCTTATCATCTTCACAACAACCATGATGACTATAAACTTCACATCAACATCGGACATTGTATTCTATCATAAAGACGACCTCAGACAGATTTATTTCGGTTACTTCAAGATGAAGGTTGTGACATCAACCTCGCAGGAAACATTGAATAAGATAATCTCAAGAATGCGGAGTAAGATTGTGGAATATGATTTGTCACCTACTGATGTGGACTTTGAAAACTGTATTGACCTAATTAAGGAAGACCTCCCTGAAGCATATTTAGATCAAATGTCAGATATTATCGCTTATAAATGGTCTTATTTCAAAGAATCATATTATAACATCGTTCGTATTCTACATGGAATGAGGGGATATAAATGACACCAAAAGAAAGACAAGAGCAACGTGAGGAACGCTATCGCAATATGACAGATGAAGAGTTTATTCGTCATTTTGTAGCTGATGCTGTTATTCTCACATGTTATACAGATATCAAATTCAACGATGCTGATGAATGGGCAGAATGGTGTACAGAAGAACATGGTGAATGGTATTGCGGTAAATCGTTCTATAGTCTAGCATCGGATTTCAAATACTACATCGAAGAATGTATTAGTAATGCGGAAAAGATAGTTAATGAACTATTATAAGGAGTATAGTCATGAAAAAGAAACCTACTATTTTTACAGTTATTGCAGTTTTAGTATTTTTAGGTATTGGATTTTGTGTATACCATTTTACACCACACCCACCAAAAGCAGATATCGTAACTGTTGCTGATGTCCATCAACTTGACACTGATGCAGATTGGAAAGGTAAGATTGCTCGCTTGGAAATCACTGAAAGCTCGCTTGAGAGTTATAATAAAGAAACTCTGAAATACGGATTCTTAGGTAAGGTCAAGGTCAAGGGGTCTCCTGGAGAAGTCTATGGCCAATTCAACATGTACGACGTGCACAACCTACCAAACATTCATATTGGTGATATCCTCTATGTTCGAGTAGTCGGGCTTGAAGGTAGCGGTAACGTTTTTGGCCCAATGATTAAGGGCGATATTATCTATGTTGAGAAAGGAGGTCATTAATGCGTAACGAAATACTATTATTCCCTAATAACGAGATCCTTGTCAATGCCTTATATAGAACAAGGATTACGCATCATACTAGATCAAACCATGGTATAAGATTACATATTTCTCCAATTAGCACTGCCGACCATATCGAAGATGATTTAGATGTTATGGAAAGTATTGGGGATTACTTATTTGATCTATACCTAAAAGACCCACGCATTGCGAATAAATTAGTTCGTCCGAAATACTACTATAACTATAAAGTTAGAAGTTGGGTATTTACATTCGATTTTAAATAAAAATTTTTACAAGCCACTTATTAGAAACGAAAAAAAATAATTTAAAGGAGGACATTAACATGTCAAATAAAGTTTCAAAAATCGTAAATGAAGAAGTTATCGAAGACGCAGTGGAAACTGTTGTCGATACCGCTACTGAAAATGTTACTACAGATGTAGTACCAACAGAGCCAACACAACCAGTGGAAGTTGTCAAACAAGGTAAGGTTAAAGCAACCTGGAATTGGATTAAACAGCACCCATGGGCTGTTGCGGCATCTATTGGTGCTGGTCTGGGAGTTATCATTCTCGGTAAGAAGGTATACGACGCAGGAATGCCTGCGGAATTTGAAGTAACCGAAATCAAGAATGATGTTATTGAACAACCTATGGAACATGAAGAAGTCGAAACTAAAGAAGAAAAAGTTTCTGAAGAAGAATAGTTGGGTATTTTTACCCAGCTTTCTTTTTTTTTTGAAAAGGAGAAAGTATGAAAAAGACGTATTTAGATAAATATCCATATACGTTGGAGCGACTACCACATCGGTACTCAGATCGCGTCGACGTTATTGTCCGAATTGAACCCCTTGATAGCCCTCGAGCAACTGACCTATTACTTAATCTGGGATCCACTTTACACAACGCCTCGATTGAGGGTATGCCGTTTAAAGTAAAGGATCAGTTCACAGATCCGTCAGATATGGAAGAAGGTAAACTCCGTATTACACTATCTGGCTATCAACTTTAAAATTTTTACCACCTACTATATAGAAAGGGAATAGCTTGTATTACTTGGTGTATGATGAGAGCACACTTTAATAACGAGGCGCTGGTTTGATTCCGGCAGGATACAAGAAAACACTTTCTATTTTTTTTTTGAAAAGGAGAACACATATGACACAAACGGACTATAACGAAATCCGTTCTACCAACGTAGCAAAGGTTGAAGTAGAAGAAAAGATTACAGTCGAAGCACCTGAAAACGAACGAGTCCCTAAAAAGGCTGTTGTTAAAGGTTCTACTGTTGAAGAGCGGAAACCAGGTCTTATGACACGACTTGTACGCGGTATCTTGGGACCAAATGGCATTCGAGCTATCGGCGCATATTTAGGTAAAGAAGTCATCATGCCGGCTATTAAGGATACTCTGGTTAATACAATTAACACCGGTGTAAATATGGCGGCCTATGGTGAAGATCGTAGTCGTTACAATGGCGGATGGTCAAATCCTGCTCGATATAATAGTCGTGTTGGCAACCAGACATATACCAACTACTCTAGTGCATACCATAACAACAATCCTCAGGCGCAAGCAATTAACCCGCCTACACGAATTAAGGATATTCTTCTGTTCACATGGAATGATGCTGCTACAGTTCTAGAAAACCTTAATCGGGATATTGCTACATATGGATATGCTCGTCTTGCGGATTACTACGATTACGCAGGGCAACCTAGCACCAACTATACAGACAACGCTTATGGTTGGAGAATGTTAGGTGATATTCGTATTGTACCTACTCGTGGTAAGTATCTATTGGCATTACCACCAGTTGAAGTAATTTAATAAAAGGAGCTATAATCATGAACAAAAAAGTAATCTTAAATACAATTAAAATCGTTGCGTTTGGTGTCGTACCATTTATGGTTGAAAACGGTAAGAAAGCTTTGGATAAAGCTCTCGAAGCAACTGAAAAGGCTTCTACGAAGGAGTAAATATGTGTAGTTTAATCTTTGTTATTCTATTACTTATATTACTTGCCTTATTAGGTATACTATCGTATATAGTAGCCTATTTCCTAATCCCCATCATTATTTTAGTTATTATTGCATGGGCACTAACTATCTTATTTAATTAAAGGAGAACTTAACAATGTCTAAATGGAGTTATGAACTATTCAAAGAAAACGTCGCTGTACTTGCACACAACTATAAGAAAAAAGAACCTCTTATCATGACTGTAGGGGGTATTGCTGGTTTCGTAGCAACTGCTGTACTCGCATATCGTGCAAAAGCTAAGATCACAACTATTGTTGAAGATATTGAAGCTATGCGTGAAAATGATATGCCTGTCCCTGTTGGAGAAACTATCGTTCGTGTTTCTAAAGCATTGACACCTACTATCACTATGGCGACTCTATCAACTGCCGCTGTCCTTCGCTCATACCAGGTATTGACAGGACGTAACGCATTACTTGCATCTGCCCTTGCATCTGCTACTCAAGCTAACCATAAACTTCGCCGTCAAATCCGTGAGCAATATCCTGATGATCCAAATGCTCAGTTCATCGGTGAACGTGAAGAAGTTCTAGCAGGGCCTGAAGAAGAAGGCAAGAAGAAACCTAAAACTGTTACTGTAATCAACACTAATGATATTCAATGGATGGAATATGCCTACTTTAATAAATCACAAGAATTTGTTAAAGACGACTTGAACTACAACCAAATGTTCATCACAACAATGTTCAACGCACTCGATGAAAAACGCCGTCGTCAAGGATTCCTTAACCTTACAACTACCTATGATGTGTTGAAAATCCCATTGGAAAAACACGAACGTCGTGCCGGTTCTGAACTAGGTTGGACAGACAATGATTTCTTTGACTTTGACGTACATGTAGTTATGGTTAAAGACGAAAACGGATATCCTTACCCAGTGCCAGTAATCGAATTCTCTCCAGTTAAGGATATTACCACTGGTGTAGATTACGGTAGTGATATTTCAGACTATCTTATCTAATAAAACATATAAAGGAGCAACAAATTATGGAAAAACATGGTATTGTAAAATCAGGTCTAATCGCATTCGGTCTTGTTAACCTTGGATATATCGGATACGCTTTGTATAAGAACTTCAAGGACTACAAAAACAAAGAAGGTGAATACGCTGAAGAGCAACCTGAACAATTAGAGTTGTTCGATGCAACTGAAGTAGATGCTGAAATTGTGTCTGACGAAGAAGTTGTAGAACCAACTCCACGCCGTTCTGAAAAGAAGAAATCTAAGGTTAAGTTCTACCTGGGTATCGGTCTCCTGGCTACTGCGGTTATTGGCGGATACTGCTACGGTTATCGTTCTGCTTGGGTTAAACGTAGTAATATCGCTAACGAATCAGAAGACCTGTTACATGCGGTTATTGACGACCGTAAAGACTACAGCGACTTCCTTGAACAGGAATTGGTTAACCGTGAAATCAAGTTAGGTGTTGAGCGTGAAACAATCGTATCTAACGCAATCAACATGATCCTGCCTGACTACATGGATACTCGCTGGGTGTCATTTAATGAAGATGGTACTGTACGTTCTAACTACACCCCTAAAGTCTCAGAAGACCATGATGTAGAAACCATCACAACTGCTGTTGAAGATACATGGAACAAGCTATACGAAAAAGTTGTTGTAGCTCCTATGTCTCCAGAAAAAGCTGAAGAAGCTTAACTAGCAAAAAGAATATAGAGAGTAAAGGACCAGGCTGGTTCATATACCAGTCTTCCACTATATTCTAAGGAGGTTTATATTATGGAAATCCAATTCAGACACGACAAAACAGATAAAGGACTAAGCCTGTCATATTTAAATGACGGGTCTTTCTTTTTAGAGGTGTTCGACGACGCAGATAATACTGGTATGAATATTCCACTAGATGCTGACGAATTAGAGCTGGTTAGAAACTGCATTGACCATATTTTGAAAAGGGGCAAGTAATGGATAAAGAAAAACTATTAAAGGCGGGTATCCTTACAGCACTCGCCGCTGGGGTTGGTTATTTCGCATATCGATTCGTGAAAGAAACTAAGCGCCAAATCAAGGAAATGGAAGAAGCAAATGCTGCTCAAACACAAGAGCTCCTGGATACAATCAAGCTAAGAGATGAGCAACTTGCATTGGCTGAGGAGCATATTGATGCTCTTGTTTACGGTACTCCTGAAGAAACTCCAGATGTCAACGAAGAGTTGGAAGAAATGCGACGCTCTCGTACTCGTGTCCACTCAACTACTCTTGAAGAAGGAGATATTGCTCCAACTGATGAAGATGATTATCATGCAGGGGCTACTCAAACTGCAGAAGATGTTGAACATCACAATGTCTGGAAAGAAAACGAATATTTCCAAACTGGGGAACAAAACATTCCGTATTTTGTAATTGAATCAGCTAAAGAACTAAAAGGAAATGAGGGCCAAAGTATGCGCCATGATACTGACCCTAATAGCGTAGAAGCATGGAACCAATATAAAGCGGTTATGATTAGTGAGTTGTATGATGATACTCCAATCGCACAAGCCGTATCTGAACGCTATGGTATGGGTCTCTTACTAAGTAAAACAAACATCGTATCTATTATTGATGTATTCTCTGAATTGCTTGAAGTTAACGATACGAAGATCGTACAACCATATAACGCCTTTGACAACAATGTATGGGAAGATGTATATGACCGCCGTATTGACTTCTTCGGACCAGATACATATTACTCATCAGTACAATTCCCTGTAACCTTTGGTGAAATCTTGTATGAATATGCAAGCAAATTCGTAGACGATACTGAAGACGGAGCATTGCTACCAATGGTTGCTTATATGTTGTATGAATCAGGATTGCTTGATGCAGAGACAATCGAACAAAAACTTCTTATCATCAGCAAGATCCTTGAACACCGTAACGTTCGAGAAATCGGTAACGGTATGAAGAAACTAAGTATGTTCGGTCGTGTTGTAGATCGCCTAGATCCAGAAGACACAGGTCATGACGTTCGTTTATATACAGAGTATAATGAGTTCATTGGCCGTGCAAGCACATTTGAAGAAGAGTACATGGCGAATATGGAGGATGACTACGATGATGATTAATATGGGACAAGAAAGTGTACTAGTAAAATATTCTTTTGACGGTATTAATTTCAGTTCCGATTATATTCCATCCGATCATCTAAAGTCATTTAAAGACGCGTTTATTAAAAATGAAGTATTTATAATTAGACGCGATATGACTTCTTCTGTTGGGGAATCCCCATTTTTAGGTAGCGCATGTAATGAAAAATTTATTGATATGAGCAAGGTTGTAATGATAGGATTTTAAAGGAGCTAATTTATGACAGATAGAAAACCGGATTTCTTCAATATTACGGTTGAAGAACTATCGGGGCCTAATCGAAAAGCTGATGCTGTCGTTTCTGCAGACTTTACCTATTTAGATAACCAAGGTGCTGATGTACAAGATATTGTTGTAAAAGGTGGTGCCTTTTATGCAATGTGGGATGGTGAGAAATGGTCGATGGAGAAAAACGATGTAGTTCGTGCTGTCGATCATGAGATTAGAAAGAAATACGCTGAGCTTAAGACTAAGGGATATGAACGCATATCTCTTAAGTTTATGCAAAATGCTGGATCTGGACTTATGCGCAACTTCGTTAAGTATTGTGAAGATGCTCCAGAATCCTTGCAGGTATTCAACTCTAAGATCGTATTCAGTAATTATAAGGTGGCCCGTGACGACTATTCTACGTTCCAGCTACCTTATACACCAACTACCCAACCTACACCAGCGTTTGACGAGCTCTCATCTGTCCTATATGCTCCTGACCAACTAGATAAAATTCTCTGGTGTCTAGGTGCATTGTTTACAGGGGAGATTATCAATATTGATAAATTCTTATTTCTATACGGCCCTGCAGGAACCGGTAAAGGTACTATTATTAGAATAATCGAGATGTTATTCGGGCAGTATATTGGAGGTATTGATCTTAAGCAACTGACTAGTGGTTCTGAGTATGCGACAGGGACTCTGCAAGAACTCCCGTTGTTAATTGACTCGGATACCGATTTAAGTCGGATTAAGAATGATACTCCATTACTTAAGGTAACATCTCATGAGGAAGTATTCGTACGTAAACTTTATCAAAGACCGTATCCTGTAACATTTAAAGGTCTGATTATTACTGCATCTAACCAACGTGCTCAATTCCGTGACTCTGACTCAGGGATTGTACGGCGGTTACTTAAAGCAGTTCCTACAGGTCATCTTATCGCAGGCCCTCGATATAAGGAGCTAATGAATGGTATTCAATATGAACTAGCGGGTATTGCACAAAAGGCGATTGATACATTCGCTCGCTTAGGCGCTTTCTACTACGCTAATGATGTTGATATCGAAATGCTTGAGTACGGTGACTCTATATTTGAGTTTGTTCGTGAAAACGTACTCTTGATGCAGAATAACCCAACTCTCTCTGAAGTCGAGCTTATTTACAAAGGTATGCTAGAAGAAAGAGGTTGGGAGACAAATGGTTATAAGAATCGGTTGCGATTAGGTTTGCAACGTTTCTTTGAGACATATACAAAAGATACTAAAGACGAGGAGGGTAATCGCAAACGTCATTGGTATCGTGGTTTCAAATACGATGAAGCTTTTCCTGAAACTAAAAAGAAACAGGAATCGTCCAAAGTAGGATCTAAGATTGATCTGACTATGGGACGGACAACTTCACGATTTGACTTAGAAGGAAAGGACTGGCCTGCACAATATACAAATGATGCGGGTAATCCTTTAAAGAAATGGGATAATGTCACCACAACCCTCAAGGAGATTGACCCGACTAAATTACACTTTGTCCGTGTTCCAACCGAGCATATTGTTATCGACTTCGATTGTAAGAACGAGGCGGGTGAAAAAGACCTTGCTAAGAACTTAGAATTGGCTTCTAAATATCCTCCGACATATACTGAGGTTTCTAAATCAGGTGGCGGTGTCCACTTGCATTATTGGTATGATGGTGATCCAACTCGCTTGGCTAATCGTATATCTGATGATGTTGAGATCAAAGTATATAATGGTGGGTCATCGTTAAGACGGAAACTTATTTCTGCAAACGATCTCCCTGTAGCTCATATTTCAAGCGGGCTACCTTTAAAGGAGGATAAGAAAACTATGTATAAGGACGTGGAACATATTATTTGGACAGAGCAAAAGCTTAAGAACTTCATTGAAGCTTGTATGCGTAAAGAACACCATGGTGCGACGGCTCCAGAGGTTAGCTTTATTAAAGACAAGCTTGACGAGGCATATGAGTTAGGTGTAACGTATGACCTACGGCATATGCAGAATGATGTTCTTAAATTCGCATTGAGCTCAACCAACCAAGCTCAACAATGTATGAAGATGGTTGCTCAGATGAAGTTCTCTAATGTGCCTGAGAACGAAACTGAATCAATCTCAGAATCTCTTATCTTGCCTGATGAGGAGATTACATTCTTCGACTCGGAAGTCTTCTGTAACCTATATATGATTGGTTGGAAGAAATACGGTCTTGAGGTACCAGAGGCCGTCTACCGAGGATTAGAGGACTGTACTAGCCTCAGTGAGATTGAGACTATCCTCGTTAACGAATGGTGGAGTCAAAACAAAGACAAGATTGGTATTGAAATCAATCCTACACCACAACGCACACGAGAATTGTTCGATACGCATAACATGATGGGATTCAACAACCTTGGGTATGATAACCATATTGCTTATGGACGTATGCAGGGTGATGATGAGATGGCCTGTTATAAGCGTTCTCAAGGTATCATTGAAAAAGGCGACAAGCGAGCTAAGATCTGGGCTGCTAATGAAATCTCTTATGGCGATATCTACGAGTTCCTAGATACTAAGATGTCATTGAAGAAATGGCAGATTAAGTTAGGTATCCGTCATGACGAGTTCGAATACGATTGGACTAAACCGCTTCCCGAGCATGCATGGGGTCGTTGTGCGGCATATATGCTTAACGACGTAACCTCAGAGGAAGAGTTGTTCAAATCTAAAGACGGTCAAGACGCATGGAGTGCTCGTAAAGTCCTAGCTGAAATCAACGGTCTATCGCCTAACGTTAAAACTCAGACACAAGCCGAGAAATTCTTATTTGGCGATGACCCAACTCCACAAGACAAATTCAACTGGTATGACCTTGCTACTGAATTCCCAGGATACACCTTCGATAAGTTCAAGAAGAAATCGGAATTTATGGGAGAGGATCCATCAGAAGGCGGTTATGTATATGCCGAGCCTGGTGTATATGAGAACGTTATCGTATTAGATATTGCCTCAATGCACCCGCATAGTCTTATTGCTATGAATTACTTTGGTCCATACACGCCTAAGTTTGCGGCCTTGGTTAAATGTCGTATGGCTATCAAGCACGGTAAGATTGATGAAGCGTCTCATGCCTTTGATGAGGTAGATCCTGAGTTAGCAGACAAACTTCGTCCATATTTGGAAGGGGGATCTGTTAAAGGTCTTGCTCATGCGCTTAAGATCATTATCAATATTGTATATGGTATGACATCCGCTCCTTGGCCTAACAAATTCAAAGACCCTCGTAACATCGACAACTGTATCGCAAAACGTGGTGCATTATTCATGTTGATGCTTAAGCACGAGGTTCAAGCTAAGGGTTACCAGGTAGCTCATATTAAGACCGACTCTATTAAGATTGTTAACGGTGATAAGGCTATTATCGATTACTGTATGAAACGGGCTAATGAGTTTGGTTACACCTTCGAACATGAACACACATACTCCCGTATGGCCTTACTCAACCGTGCTACCGTTATTGCTGAAATCGGTTGGCCTGAAAAAGAGAAAGGTGAATGGGAAGCTATTGGCGCACAGTTCGGTAAGAAGACTAACCCATATGTCTACAAGACCCTCCTTAGCCAGGAAGAGGTTACTGAGAAAGACTTCTTTACAACTAAGGAAGTTAAGACCGCCATCTATCTTGATGACCAATATATCGGTAAGAATGCTCAGATCTATGCTTCTAGAACAGGTCGTGAAATCTCTCGTACTCAGCCAAGTAATGTCGCACAAATGATTCAATCGCGATGGATCAAACCACGATATTTACTTCAACGTGAGTCACAAGGATTGACCCCTGCTCAATTAGAAGAGGCTAAGAAACGCAAGATTGCTGCTGAACTTGGTCTTGAATATCATGATGTCGATTATATTATCTCAAACGGTTTCCCTGATACAATCGTAGATAAGCATGTTGCTGTAACTGGAACTACGGGGTATCGCTGGGAACTGGCAAGCAATTATAAAGGCTTCGATGATATTGATATGACTTACTACCACCAGCTTGTACATGAGGCTGTCAATGACGTCTTCGCGGTTGGTGATGGTAATATTATCTTTAAAGGAACTAAATACGAAAGAGAGTAGTTATGTTTAAGAAACTTAGAAAACTGTTCTCTAAGAAAGCAAGCGAAGTCGAAGGGGTTCGGCCAGCCATCTTCGGTTTTATTGCTACTCTAAAGGGAGTTGACGATCTTGGGGACGCGGTTCCTACTCAGATATTCATCATCCCTAAAGAGGAAGAAGAGAATATTTACAACATTGTCAAAACTGGTGAGTACAACACTTTGGTTCTATACGACAATAATCGTATCCAATTCAAACCACCGACAAATGCCTCATTGTTATTAACTCCATTTTACTCTGTCGAGGAATTGAATGGTGCATTGAAGAGTATGCGTGACCAAGGAGTTAGAGGAGTTGTAGGTTGGCCTATTCCAATCGACTATTAGAGGTGGCTTATGTTATACTTAATTGACTCTAACATTAGTACATCATCTCAACAGTTAACTCGGATCATGAAGATCTTGGACAAATATGGAGCTAAGTATACCTTACTATCTACATACAAATCCTCAGGCAGGTGGGCAGATCATTATTCACCAACCTTGGACAAGGAAATTGTAAAGGGTATTCTTAAGTTCTATGACTACGATCTTAGTAAGGTAGCGAAATCGCCAAACTCCTCTACAGTAAAGGCTATGTCTAAAAAGCATCCACAGGCAGTAAGAGAATACCGATCCTCAACCTTCCAAGATAAGAAGCTTAGCGAGGTTATTGACTGGTTCTCTGAGCATCCGCAATTCTTAAATGTAGGCATAATGTACGAATCACGAAACGGTGCATGTACTGCTAATTTAAGAAACGACGAGTTCCGTGCTTTCTTACCTCGTAGTAAAAAGGATAAGACAAGGTATGCTGCTCTCAACGTTGCCTTTGGTGAGTTAGGTATTTCTGAAAATGAGGTAACAACTCCTCGTCCGAAAAAGGCCAGTTTCGGTCATAACAAAGGTGGGTATAAGTGGGAACTCTAAAATATTTACATTCCACTATATAGAAAGAAAAGGAGGTTCAGACAATGAACAAAGTATTAAACACTGTTGCTGCAGGAGCAATCGCATTATATATGGCAGTCATCGCGACTGATGTATATGACGGATCTGTCCTACAAGACAAAGTTAATGACAAAGTTAAAAAGCTGAAAGACGCTTTTTCTAACAAAGACTAGGAGTTGGGTATTTTACTCAGCTCTTTTTCTTTTTATTTCTTTTATGTGGGAGGTAGTAGTATATGAAGCATAAAAAAGAGATAGAAACACATGTCGAACATAACTCAAATCGTAAACAAAAAGGAGAAAACATCATGAAACACTTCACATTCAAACTTGCAACTATGGGTATTGTATTGTTCAGCGCTGCTCTTATCAGTGATCACGTATTCGCAGACGTAACTAAAGCAGAAGGGTCTACAGAGCTTGTAGCCACCGATCCAGAAGTTACTGTAACTAAATCAGATGACACTATCTGGTCTGAAGTAAATGTTAATATCAAAACTGATATCCCTGACGAAGTTCAAATCAACCAAGGTGACACTATGACATTTAATGTCCCTAATGAACTCTCATTTGAAACTAACTACAATTTCCCTGTATACAATAACACAGGTGAAGCTGAAGTAGGTAATGCTGAAGTTAAGGCTGCTGAAAACACAGTAACTACTACTTTCAACAACTACTTCGCAGAACACCCGCTTGATAAGTCTATCACACTTAACCTCAACACACGCATCAACCGTGAAGTTGTGCAACCAGATACCAAGCATGAAATTTCATTCAACGGTACTGTTGTTGAATTGAACGCTGGTTCTAAAGGTGTAGAACCTACTGATGAAGCGTTGTACAAATACGGCTGGCAGGATAAAGAAGACCCATCTGTTGTTAACTGGACTGCCCGTATCAACTACAAGAAGTCTTATATGAAAAACGTAAACATCTCAGATACATGGTCTGACGATCAAGAATACGTTGAAAACAGCTTGAAATTCTACTATGTTAAAAGCGTAGATCCATTTGTATACGACGCTCCTGCAACTGATGCATTGGCAAACGCTAAAGTGCGCACAAACGGCTTTGACACAAATCTCGCTAAGATTGATAAGCAGACTTTGTATGTTGAGTACAAAACTAAACTCAAACAAATGGAGTATAACCCTACTAATAAGATCAACGTTAGCTGGGATGGCGGAGGAACGGGCTTCGATGCCGAAACCAAGCTTGTAGGAGGAAATGGTCGTGCTGATGGTAAGACTCGTCCTACATTTGAAATCCCGAAAGAGTCACCTAAAGTGGAAATCCCTGAGTTCCAAGGCGGTATCCCTGGTATTCCAGAAGAACGTGAAAAACTACCTGAATGGACTGGCGGGGTTGTTCCAAATGAAGCTCCTCAAGTTGATAAACCAGAATTCCAAGGTGGTATCCCTGGTATTCCTGAAGAACGCGTGAAACCTGAATTCGAAGGAGGTATTCCTGGTATCCCTGAAGTGCGAGAAAAACCAGAATTAGATATTAATGATATTCCTAAAGATCCAGAAACTCCTAAACCACAAGATCCAAAACCAGTAGATCCTAAGACACCAAAACCACAAGAACCTAAAGCTCCTAAAGTAGAAAAGGTTGTAGAAAAAGAGCCTGTTAAGAATGATATTACTCCTACAACCCCTGCTTCAGAGCCAGCGCCAGCAAAAGTCACTCCCGTATTTACACAAAAAACGTTGCCTGTAACTGGATCTGTTGTTAGTACATTTATTACTATTGTTGGGGTTATTGCTGGAAGCCTTGCTCTTGGATTGGTTACATACTCTAACTATGGTATGTGTAAGAAAGGTCGTAAATAATGAAACGCGGTAAGAATAACAAAGCTAGACTTGGTGCTAATCTACTTCGTAAGGTTAAAGATGCGGAGGCGGTTATTGTAGCAAGTGTACCAAAACCATTTCGAGCGTCCGGTAAGTCAATGCCACAAATTAGACACTTGGTTGTGTTAAATAATATGAGATGCTATGTTCTAAAGACTAGGGTTAAGAACTTAGATCCTAAAGTTATTAAAGGATTCTTGAATATTATTAAACTTATCATGACTAACTATTCCTACGGCGAAAACGTATACCCTGAAGAAAAGGAGAAACTAAATGACCAAACTAACAGCACAGAAAATGCATGATGCCCACAAGGAACTTCAAGAAATCTTTGTTAAGAAGAATACCGACTATGGTAACTCCTTCGAAGAGTCACTTGAAAAACACGGATTGATCGCTGCTATTGTCCGTATGGAAGATAAGATGTCTCGTTTAAATACGCTATCTAAGCAAGAAGCGCTTGTAACAGACGAGTCTCTTATTGACACACTCAAAGACCTTTCTAACTATGCTCTTATGTCTGCGGTATGGTTGGAACAAACTAAGAAAGAAGTGGATTTTTTAAATAAAGTCAGTCAGGCCGTTACTACTAGTCCATTAACAGCTACACTTGATGCGATTAATCCTAATCTTGCACCAGCGGCAATAGTCGATAACACACGGTAAGTTACTATGGATCCTATAACGTTTAATCCGGATAACGGACTAGATATTCTACGGACTATGAGGTCTCCCAAACAGATGGGTCGTCCTAAGAAGTTTGTAGACGATGAGGAAATCCTAATTTGTAAACAGGCCGGTTGGTCGAATCGGACGATTGCTGTTAGTCTAGGCGTCTCTAAGGATACTATAAACCGCAGAGTTCGCAAACTCGTTGAGAATGGTATTATTAACCCTGATAATTATGACTATAATTTTAGCAATCCTAGTGCTGCAGACCAGCCTCGACGTAAAAACAAAGAGCGTTGGGAAATGTGGCACGGCCCTGGTGTCTAATTTTTACATTCCTCTCTATAGAAAGAGAGGTATTTTACTATGGGTAAATTTATGTATCAAGGAATGGAATATGATGAAAGCTATATTAAGAAGCACATGCTATATTCTGCTAACGTTAACCGCTTGTATATGACTCGGGTTCTAAAAGAATATTTTGGAGCACGTTTCACAGACAGAGCGCAACGTAAGTTAGAATTGGTTGAGCATCTTATGTGGTCTTTCAGAGATGAGCCAGACCAAGAAACTATTGACACTATTGTAGAAGTTACTACAGAATTCAGACAGGAGCTGGAATGGACTAAACTCGACGAAGAGGCTATTCGCTACCTAGGTATTAAGGCCTTTACGGAACTCGATGAAGACGACCGTAATCGACTTAATATTCTATGGCGCGATTTAGATTTCTAATCGAGTGAGGATACATTCCTCCTCTTTTTTTTAAAGGAGCAAATAAATGGAACTATTCGTAACAGATGGGGAGCTCGATCGTGGTGCGAACTGTCTTAAGACTATGTGGGGTCGAGATAATGTTGTTGAGATCGTTAGGCATCATGTAGGTAGTATTAAAGGTATGGCTGAGACTATGTGCTACATGCAAGGTAAGACTATGCCATATAACGTCCCACCCCTAGTTGACTTAATCGACAACCTATGTCAGTCTATCCTGGGTACTGATAAGTACTATATCTATGCCTGTCACCCTACGATTGAGAATATTATTCTTAAATGTCATAAAGGGCCTTCGTTACACGGTCGTGTGATGAACCCTGTATCTGCTGTAATGCAGGTATATCGCGATAAAGACGGCCTATGTTGGTATATCTCAGACAAGCCGTTTGAGTCACATGCTTTGAAACCGTTTACCATCTACAATAAAGGTAACGGATACTTCGAATACTATGGACCTAATGCACCGTTGGGATCGGATTACTATATTGAAGAGTTTAAGGAGTGGTAAGATGGACGAAATCAAGTTAATCACATTCTGCACTATTTACTCGCGGTCAAAGAAGAACCTAGTTAATTTATATAAGAAGATGCAGGAGCATGCTAAGACTTATGGTTATCTGACTGTCAAAGATTATGTTCGTATCTGGCAAAAGGTACCAGAAGGAAAAGAAGCTTTAACAACTCAATCTGCATCAGACGAATGGGGTGTTACAGTTCATGACTTCCCTGCTAAGATCAGTATTAAGAAGCACCCTATCAACGGGTATTACTTACATATGCCCTCAACATATCTATTGTAGGTGATAGCATGGATAAAGGTGTATATAAAGAGCTTAAATACGTCTTTGATGATGTAATCTACAATCATAAGCAAGACGGTACTGTCGACGGTGTGACATTATGGTTCTATCATATTAAGGATCAGAAGCAGTTCAAGCGTAAATTCCAAGATTACCGGTTGTGGTTAATTCATATACAAGGATTCTGGTATAAAACAGTATTTGAGGAGTATATCGATATGCCTGGACAGCTTGGGTTACGGTTTACTATAATCTGGTAGTCTAAATTTTACATACTACTATATAGAAAGAAAAAGGAGTATTCCAAAATGGAAAACGAAAAACGATTTGATTATGACGGATGGTTCCCAGGACTACCTGGAGATGAAACAGCGTATGGACTGTTCTTTGATAAAGAGGACAACTATAGCGCACATATTAAACCAATGGAACGAGACGAAGCTATTGAGCTTTGGGACGTTACTCACCAAGAACGGACTGAAGAACTCAAAGAAGAATCTTCTAAAGTTGGGAAATACATTGCGATTGGTTGTGGCCTATTCATTGGACACAAATTGCTGAAACACTCAGGAGTCTATGACAAAGCCAGAAGTTGGGCATCGAAGAAATTCGGTAAAAAAGAGGAAGACGGAATTATTATTTCTGAAGAATAGGAGTTTGGGTATTTTTACCCATCTCTTATTTTTTTTAAAGGAGTACTGAAATGATTAAAGAAATGATTTTGAACAGCTTTGCTAAATGTCTATCTAAACGAGACCGTGAAGCCTTGAACTCAGCTACCCGTTCGATTATAGCAAATCCTCGAACATTTTTAGACCATAAGACATTTAACGACTACCAAGACTGGCTATATTATAACGGCGGTAGCGACAGGGCCTTATCCCCAGTAACTCTGCGTGTGTTTAGCTTGGTAGCGGCGAAGTTAGGTATCGCTACAAATGAAGCCTATTTCCTTTGGGTGAATGATCAGCTTATTTTCTACCCAGATGTTCCTGGTAGATTGACACCAACTATGCTCGATAAACTTATTGCATTGGAATACCGTGCTAGCAAATTAGTAGAAGCAGGTAAACGGATCTATTTGGTTTATGACGCAGGCTTTAATGAGATTGGCGTTATAGCCCTCTTCCAGAATAAATGCCATGGTCAAAAACCTTTCTACTTGTCAGATGTACGAGTCGATATTCCATTCTTCGAAGCTCGACGTCATAACGAAGATAGTAAGCGACTCAATGATATTCGTAAAGAGAACGGTTATGACCCAATCCTATCTAAATCCAATTATGATGAGTATAGTCCATATCGTAATACTAAGAAACTGATCAAACTTCTAAATCCTAGCATTACAAGTAAGGAGTATAAACGCCAATACGAAGCGTCTTGGTCTATTGATTTTAACAAGACTGCAAAACGACATTTCAGAATGTTCAAAGAAGGATTGAGGAAAGTATCTAAGGTTAAGTTTGCTAATCCGGAATTAATATTCCTAACGATTCAAGCTACAGACAAGTATCCGTTTAACATTTTCATAGACGATGATCTAGGTAAACGCTACTTAGAAAAAGCTATGGCAGTTGTATCCTTACACTACGAAGACTGGGAGGTTTAATTATGACAGAACAAGTACGTAATTCTGAAGGACGTGTATTCAAGCAAGCATGGGGGCCACGCTCATATGCTAAGTCACTATGGGATAGTATCGCGATGTATATGAACCGTCGTGGTGTTATCTACGACCAATTCCGTGAGTTCTCAGAGTATTCTCAAATTACTCGTATTGAGTATAGCCGAGCATATAAGTACCATGAGACAATGGCTCGTCAGCGGATCAACGAAATCCGTAAGGCAAACGGTCTTCGGACTATCCCGTTGAAATCAAATGACTGGTATCACGAGGATATTGTATTAGAAGGATTGGAGGATTATAAGTATGGAAAAGTCAGCTAAGTATATCTATTTCTTCTTCATCATGATTATCTTGACTATGATGTATATGGCGCCAACTATGGTAATCATCTGGTTAGCAATGAAGTTTAGTGTACTTAAGGGTATCGGTTTCCTCTTTGGTTTCTTCCTATTATTAGGGTATATTATGGCACTGACGTCGATGTTTGTAGACCTGAGGGAGGACAATACCCTGCCTGTAAGAGAACCTGAGGAACCTTGTAAGCTAGTGAACTCTAACGGCTCACCATTCTCAGTATACCAAGAACTTAGTATATTCGAGAACTATGGATTGATTAATGTCTATAATCGTTTCTCAGAAGTTCTTAAACGACTGGAGTTCAATAAGAGCTATCTGACAAAGGCTCAGCAACTAGCTTTGATGTTTACTTATCTCAGTTCATGTATGCCGAAAGATATTATCGAAGATGAGTTATTCATCTACAACGAATGGTATCAAGGACGAGTCGCTATATTGTTAGCAATCGATGACCCGTTCAAATACGCATACAACTCAGATTGGCTGAACTTTGTTGAATCAGATATCGAAGGTGACCATTATGTCTTTGTCATTAACCAGAACAAAGGCGTGACTGCATATAAAGGGACTAGGGACGAACTAGTCGAACAATTTAAATTAGATTGGCCGGAGTAAAATGACAGAAAACAGAAAAGTAAAACGACCTGAAATTAAAGAGGTCAGTAGAAGTATTAAGGATATCTTAGAACCCGCATTTGATATTCTTATGATGGATCCTGCGGACGATAAAGAGTACATCGATGATCTACACAAGATCATGCATGAAATTGTCAAAGGCGCACATTATAGATTTGATGCAACTGACCTTTGGGAGCTGTTCCAAATGGACTGTGTCTTTATTGCTACTCGTGATAGCTGGGTAAGGCATATGCCTAAGAACCTTATCACAATTGCTCGGATTGCTAATAACTTGGATAAACCTATTATCGACGTGTTTATTCAAGAGGACGATAACGAGAACTACAAGTTCGATGTCCGTATCATGAAACCTACAGTCGACACTGGTGATAATAAATGGTTCTAACATTAGATGGAGGAGACTGCTTTGAGCGATAAAGCAACAAAACATGCAATATTCATTATAGCATTTACTATGTGTACGGCTTTCTTCTGGGGGTTGATTGGTGTGTTGGTTCTACTATTTATATGGAACCCGCATTTCCTACCTCTATTAAAAGGTGCATTGATACTATATCTCTTCGCTGTATGGGCTACGTCTGTTTACAAATTATGGGTGGGTGCTTACAAAGGTCGTGAGTTTATTATCAGCCCTATCGAAGAACGTGGTTATGACAACTACTGTACTTATGAAACTACAAAGAAAGATAAGGTGACTAAAATGTCAAGTGATGTTATCAAAGTTAATCTGACTCAGGCTAGTAGCGAAAATGATTTACTCATGGGCTATGTTGCTAGCCTAAAAGAAAGCGGTATTATCATCGAGCTCATCAGTGAGAACTATGCCGATAACTGGTGGAACTCACTTGTGGTGTTCACTATGAGTGCTAATGATCTTTATAAGATCCCTGACATTATTGAGGAGCAAATTGTTATGGACGTTGTTGATGAAAAGTATGTCACTGATAACGTTAAGGAAATCGCTATCATTGTCTATAACAACTACTTGGAATAAGGAGGAGTCTAATATGACTAAAGAAAAACCAAAGTTCATTAAAATGTATGACCCTGAAACTGGCGAATACCTTGGACCATTTGTTAATATGACTCACGAAGAAGCTCATGGTAAGAAGCCAGAAAGTCCTTTTGAATTCCGTATGGATAAAGAAGCCTGGGATAGTCTTAAAATTGAACGTGACGGTGTCCTTACAATCAAGATTGATGAGGAAGGCGCGAATACGATTGCCGAAATTCTTAGCCCTTTCCTTGAAGACTGTGCAAAAGAAATTGAGAATGCTACCAAGAATTCTGCTGAGATCTTCTGCCGTATTACAGATTGTACATATGATACATTCAGTCGCTACGCAGAGAAATACGCATCATCTATCCCTGCGCTATTACCTAATATTGTAAAATCATCCATAGCCACAATTTCATGTGTTGCTGACTTATCTGAAATTATCCTAAATGTTCCTTTGCTTGTATATGCTTTATATTATGAACGATATAATAATAGTATCCTCCCATCGTCACAAATGGATATTGTATTTGACATTGTCAGTGCTATGCTTGAACTGAAAAAAGAAGGTATGATACAATGAAGCTATTATGCAGACCGGATTACTACACCGAGCACCGTGACGAAATACTAGAGTTCGTCAAGCACAAGGAAGACATCATTTTCACTGCTGACCTGCCTGGGGTTAAGACGGATTTTGATTATTTCCTCATTGACAACGATACTGCTCGTAAGATAAGTTGGCATGTTAGTGAGGTTTATGAAAACTTACTAAAGAATACCAACATTCTGTCTAAGGAAATTGAGGATAGGGTTAATTATGAGACGACTCAACGCTTCTACTTACCTAAATTCAACTTCAAAAGACCAGAATAACCTTGCATTTTTACTATAATAAATCTGTAACTTATTACAAAGCTCTTAATAGAGGGAGTGAGATGGAGAGTTTTATACTCATATATTATAGGTAAAATATTAGACGTATTTTTCTACTATTATATACCACTCTCTCTATCGCTTAACTACATCATTTGCTAGAAAAGGAGAAAAAATCATGGCAAATACACAACAACTTACATTAGAAAACGTTCGCGTCATCTTCCCTAACTTTGGAGGACGTGTTACAGACCATAACAAACTTGGTTCTCGTGAATTCTCTGCCCTACTAGATCCTGAAGTAGGTGCAGAACTAGCGTCACAAGGTTGGAATGTTAAATTCCCGGCTGAAGATAAACCAAACCAAAACACATTCTTGCCTGTAACTCTGTCTAATGGCCCTACAGTTCAACCATGGATTAAAATTGTCCTGGTTAACAACGGTCATGGTACTATTGTACAGCCAGACGACGTTGAGCAACTTGCTATGCTTGACAATGTTACGCCTGGCGCTCGTGCAAACCTTATCCTTAATCCATACAACTGGACAGTTGGATCTAGCTCTGGTATCAAGGCCTACGTTAAGAAGATTTATATCTACTTAGACGATGTCGATCCTGAGTTCGCACCGCATATGGAAGAGTTTGAACGCGATATTAACTACTTATAATAATGATTCCCAAAAAACTTGGGAAGATAACCTTGAAGCCCGAGCAATATGAAGCTTGCTCTAAACTCAAATCAGGCTCTATATTAATGGGAGGTGTTGGTTCAGGTAAGACATATACGTCTATATTCTGGGCCGCCTCCCAATACGGAGTCGATTTTTTTACGGAAGAAAGACCTTTGATCGTCATCACTACTGCTATGAAGCGGGACTTGATTGAGAAAGGTGCTGAAAAACCCGACTGGCAACAATCTCTGGAAAATTGTGGGATACATAATTATATAGTAGACTCATGGCAAAACATTGATAAGTACTATAATATATCCAACAGCGTTTTTATTTTTGACGAACAGAGGGTTGTAGGTTATGGGAAATGGGGCAAATGCTTCATTAAGACTGCTTGGAACGATAACAAATGGATATTGCTCTCAGCTACCCCTGGTGATGTATGGATGGACTATATGCCTGTCTTTATCGCCAATAAGTTCTACCGTAATAAGACTGAGTTTACCTCTCGTCATGTGGTTTGGGATCCGTATGTTAAATTCCCTAAGGTCAAACGCTACACAGGTACTGCCGTTCTTGAGAAATACAGGAACCAAATCATAGTACCCATGGGCGATAGTCGTCAGACAACTCGTCATAGAGATTATGTATATGCCGAATTCGACTCGAAAGCCTTATTAGATCTGGCTAACACAAGATGGAACCCATTCACAGACGAGCCTATATTGAATATTGCTGAGTATACCCAGCTAGTTCGACGTATCGTGAACACTGATCCTGATAGAATTCGTATAGCCGAACACCTAATTAAGACACATAAACGGCTTATCGTCTTCTATAATTTCAACTATGAGTTGGATATCTTAAAGGATATTTGTGAACGCAACAACCTACTATACAAAGAATGGAACGGCCTTAAACATGAGCATATCCCGTCTAGTGATGAATGGATATATCTCGTGCAATACACGGCCGGAGCTGAGGGATGGAACTGTACTACTACAGATTCTATCCTATTTTACTCAGTTAATTATTCATTTAGGAAAATGGAACAGGCAGAAGGTCGGATAGATCGGACTAATACCCCGTACAGAGACTTACACTATACTTATATCACCTCTCTTTCTAAAGTTGATAAGGATATTCTTAAGGCTGTACGAGATAAGAAACGGTTTACAGAGGCCGCTTGGGCTAAGAAACAAGGTTTTGTTCCTATTGATATGCAAATTGAAAAGCTTGAGGAGGACTGGCTATATGGCGTCGAGATTGGAGGCTGACTTCCAAAAGATGGTCGTTAAAAGGCTCAGAGAGGCCTATAGAGGGCTTCTGCTGGTCGCTAAGACAGACCCTGGGTCAATACAAGGGATGCCTGATTTAATCGTTCTATGCGGCTCTCAGTACGCTTTACTGGAGGTTAAACGCTCAGCTACGGCTAAGAAACGTCCGAATCAAGGATATTATATCGAGAAATTCGGCAAGGATACCTTTACTGCATTCATTTATCCTGAAAATGAGCGGGAGGTTATCTGGTATATGTGTGAATTCTTCGGTTTAGACCCAAATCTATATTTCCAGGTTGGTGGGAAATAGATAACTTTCTACTATTATAAAGGAGCTATATATAATGTATATTGTAGAATTGACGGGTAGGTATTTCAAGGCACTAGGTGTCGGTTGTCTTTTACATAATGAGACAATGAGAATGCCTTATTTATTTAATACAGTTGGCGATGCAGTTGATTATATTAAATCTACGTATAATGTTTCTATATATTTAAACAAGGTTAGACCTATAAATGGAAATAACGATGTGATATATGTCTATAGATTCGAAGATAGTGATGATGTATCTAAGGAAATAAACATTATCCCATGTAAACTATATTCTAGGGAGGATTGATGTAAATGGAATGGATACCACACTGGAACTTAGTAGGTAAACACGCATTTTTATCCCCATCAGGTTACTCTTGGTTGGGGTATGACTCAGATAAGATGGCTAAATCCTATGAAAACAAGCAAAACGTTGCTCGGGGGACCGCTTTACATGAGATGGCGTCGCAACTTATTAAGTCAAAAACAGAGCTTGCACCTAAAAAGAAGGCTCTAAACATGTTTGTTAACGATTGTATACGTGAAGGTATGTCGTCTGAGGTGTTATTATACTACTCAGATAACTGTTTTGGCACTGCTGACGGTATAAAATGGGACGCAGATAACAAAGTGTTGCTTATTTACGACCTCAAAACCGGTGTTTCCAAGCCTTCATTTAAACAATTAGACATCTATGCCGCTCTATTTTGCTTAGAATACAACGTAAATCCTAAGAAAATTACCATTATTCAACGGTTGTATCAAGGAAATGGCTTTACTGAACAGGTCACAACGGCCGATAAAGCCCGAATTGATGGTGAAAATGATGGGAATATCGGTTGGATTATGTCACATATTAAGGAAATGAGCAAGATTATTGACGAAAAAGAAGCCGAAATCAGACCATTTAGGTTCTGGTAAGGGTCAAATTGGTAGGATATTTGTGTAAAATTCTACAGTTTTTGAACAAAATCGCTAATTTGCCCCTGACAAAAGTGGATCAAAAGTCGTGATTTTCCCCAATTTTCCCCAAAAAAAAGTTGGGGATAGAGCAAAAAACTTGGGGATTTTGCCCATTTTTGGCCCATTTCCCCACATTTGACCTACTTTTGATCCGACTTTTGATCCACTTTTTTGGGCCCTTTTTTGCTATAATGTATGAGTAAATTTAGGCCTATTTTTGCATATTTTTTAGAGGTTTTTCAGTGCTTAAAAAGTGGATCAAAAGTCGGATCAAAAGTCCCGGAACTTTGGTGATTTTGGTCTTTTCCCCAAGTTTTCCCCAAGTTTTTCTATAAATCCCCAAGTTGAATGTGGGGAAAATTAAAAAGCTTGTCAGGGGCAAATTTGGAAAAAAGGGGTCATTTTGGCCTATTTTTGGCCTATTTTTGCTAAAATAAAGAGGTTTTCCCCAAAATCCCACGCTTTTTTCAGAAAACTTTTAAATATATTAATTAAGATTATATGTGTTTATTGTGGTATATTATGCATATTTATATATTGTCATAAATTATATATATATTATATTATTTTTTAATAATCTCGCGCGTACGGGAACTATAATATAAATATATAAAATTACCTAAATAAATAAGGATTTTTAATCAATATATATAAAAAGTTTCTGAAAAAACGTGGGGATTGTGGGGAAAACATATTTATTAAAGTTTTTAGGGGTTTTTCGAGGAATTTCGTAGATTTCTATAATTTTTGAGATTTTTAAGAAATCGGGTTATATATCACAACCTTTTATTTTGGAGTGGATATTTTATATGAGTTCCAAACTGCACATAATTTTATATGCGAGGTTTGCGTCGGTTAGTGCTGGCATAATATTTACCTCCTTATAAATATATTTTTGAACTTCATAATACATAATCGAAAAGCAGATTTTTTACTCCCTACATTACATTTTTTTCATGATTTCTTGTCGAGCGGTTCGTCCAATAGTTTTCCAATCGACAACAACCCATATTTATTTTATGGACCTTTTCATATTTTCTACGTTACATTTTGCTGTTAAGCGGTTGAAATAGGTTATGTAAAAAGTTATTAACTTGAGTCTGAACTTGCATATTTAAAATTATGTGCGGTTTAGAATTCATATCGATATCCAATTGGGAATAGGATAAATGTTGTGATTTTTACGATTTTTCGAGATTTCTAGAAACAAAATGGCTAGAATAGGCCTGAGAGGCTCATATTCGCGCTCTACGGCGTTTTAAGCATATAGTCGGTAAATAGTTCCACTTTGTGCTAAAATCGCTCTACGGGCCTGCTAGGGGCCTTAAATGACGTGCTGTAAAATGCACGATTTTTATTATTTTGAGGAGGGTTTTGCATTGGATTTCAAAAATGTCTTCGAAAATGAAGACGAAATCATGGACGATTTAAGTCAACTTTCTGATGAAGGACGAGAAATTATCCTCAAACATTATGGGGTAAAAAGACGTTCTGGTCGTTATCCTTGGGACCCATTATTGCATTTACCGAAGAACTATAAGTTCATTGAAGAGCGGGATGAGCTCAAAAAACGGGGTCTTTCCGACAACGAAATTGCAAAACAAATGGGACTTTCAACCACAACTTATCGCTCAAAAGTAACGATTGCCAAAGAGGAATTGAAGGAATATAATATGCAACGGATTGCAAAATTGCAGGCCGAAGGCAAAATTATAGACGATATTGCTAAGGAAATTGGTACTACTGGGCAGACCGTTCGTAACTATATTGACGAAATGAACAACCCAAATAAGTCCTCTCGAGCTCAAAGAGTGCAGACTGAAGCGGTTGCCGACTCGTTAAAAGACGCTGTAAAACGGTCAAAATACGTGGATGTGGGTAAAGGAGTCGAGGTTCAGATGGGTATTTCCAAGGAAAAACTCAAAGCTGGACTAAATGCGCTGGTCGAATCTGGTGATTATGAGGTCCATAGCCTTCGAATTGCCCAGGTTACAGACAAAAATAACTCCACACCAGTCAAAGTATTGACAAAAGCGGGGGTCGAACGGAAAGATATCTATAAAAACATGGATAAAATCCGTCCTGTTGAGGAGTTTGCTATCGATGGGGATAGTAGAATGTTCCAACAAATGGAGCGTCCTAAGTCTATTGGGTGGGATCGTGTACATATTCGCTATGCAATCCCCGAAGGACAGCGTGGTCATGGTACAAATGATGACGGATCCACAATGGATGGGGCTATGTTCCTACGTCCTGGTGTAAAAGACCTTAATTTAGGTAAAGCATCTTATGCACAGGTCCGTATTGCTGTAGGTGATACGCATTATCTTAAGGGTATGGCTTTATATGGTACTGAGGAAATGTTTAAAGACGTTCCTAAGGGTACTGATATTATATTCAATACCAATAAAACAAAAGATAAAGCGCCTGAAGATGTATTGAAACCTTTAAAAAAGAACCCTGATGGTGGAGCGCCTATCGATGGACCTAACCCATTTGGTGCTACAGTAAAACGTCAGAATGTTCTTATCGATTCTAAAGGAAATCCTGTATATAAAAAAGGGGTTACTGATAGACATGGTAATAAGGTTGCAGAAATTGGGTCTGTCAATATTGTAAATGAGGAAGGTGACTGGGCTAACTGGTCTAAAACATTATCCTCACAATTCCTATCCAAACAACCTACGACTGTTGTTCATGAACGTTTGAAGGCTACTCTAAAACAAATCGATGATGAGTATGATAGCATCAAGAAAGTAAACAACCCGGTAATTAGAAAACAATTGTTGGATTCATTTTCATCTGATCTGGAATCTAAGCAGGTGCATATGAAAGCGGCAGCTCCTAAAGGATTTCAGGGGCACGTTATCTTACCTGTTCCCGATATGAAGGAGAATGAAATCTATGCTCCTAATTATAAAAATGGGGAACGTGTAGTTCTTGTTCGATATCCTCATGGGGGTCGATTTGAAATGCCTGAGCTCACTGTAAATAATAACAGTGTCGCTCGTAAAATGATATCTAAGAACAGTCCTGATGCTGTGGGTATCCACCCTAAGGTCGCTGCTAAAATGTCAGGGGCTGACTTTGATGGGGATACAGCATATCTTATTCCTAATAACAAAGGGAAGTTTAAGACAGCTAACAGCTTAAAAGAGCTGGCTAACTTTGATCCTAATATGTATCAAGATAAGCCGGGAACATTTAAGCCTATCGAAAAGAAATACCAGCAAACTTTGATGGGGGTCGTTTCTAACCTCATTACAGATATGACATTGCAGGGTGCACCAACGAGTGAGATTGCGCGTGCTGTAAAACATTCGATGGTAGTTATTGATGCGGAAAAACATAAGCTTAATTATAAACGGTCTGCTGAAGAAAACGGGATCGATGCATTAATGAAGCGGTATATGACGCACGTCGATAGAATTAAATACGGTGAGCTGGAAAGATATAATCCTAAGACTAGGAAAATTGATAGGGTAGTCGATCCAGATACACTTAAAAAAGATTTAAATCCGGATGCTAAATATACATCGGCCTCCACAATTATATCCCGCCATAAACAAACCGTCATAACTGACGGGTACCAGGTAGAAGTGCCGGATCCAAAATCAAGCACTGGTAAAACAAAAATGGTATGGCGAAATAAAAAAGAAACATATCTTGTGAATATGGTGGACGACGCTAATATATTCTTAGGGCCTAACGCTACAAAAACGGAGCATCATTATGCGGACTACGTAAATGAATTAAAGGCATATAAGAAACGGGTAGACGCTGAGTCAGCGGATATCAGGATGCCAGCCCGTGATCCTAAGGCTGCTAAGATCTATGCATCAGAAGTCTTGTCAATGAAAGAGAAAGTTAATCAAGTTAAGATTAATCGTATCAAAGAGAGACAAGCACAACGTATGGCTGAAGTATCAAGTAAAGCTGAGATTGCTCGACGATCTGAAGACGAAGTCTTGAAGAAGGATGACATCTCCCGGATCAAGCAGCAAGCCCTGAACAAGGCTCGTGCCCAGCTTGGTACAGGCAGGAACCCTGTTACAATCACTGATGATGAATGGGATGCAGTACAAGCTAATGCTGTATCGGGTACGTTACTAAAAGAACTGGTATCCTTTATGGATGACGCCCAGCTTAAGACACTAGCTACACCACGTCCTAACAAAGTTATGACTGACGCTAGAAAGAACAAAGCCAAGGCGTTACTTGCAAATGGTTACACAATCTCTCAAGTTGCTGAAACTTTAGGGGTCAGTCCAACAACTATTGGGAAGATCAAGAATGAATAGTTTAGTGGGTTCTCAAACCCTACTGTTCTTGTGTGCCTACCGCAAAGGGAATAGGTATAGCTATGGGCTATAAGCTTAGGCTAATCTATCTCTATCCTATAAAGAAAGGAGACTACTCATGTTAACTACCGAAGACAATCCATTCGATCCTTGGACTCAGTATGACCTTTGGCGTGAGTGGGACATTAGTCATGGTTACAATCTTGAGTCTTACATTGCAACACTAATGCCAATGCTCACTTCTGCATCGATAGAAGACTATGAACATGCTTGGTCAGTTGCTGTTTCTTCAATTCTGGAACAAAACATCTTTGGAAACTTAAAGCTTGTTCCTAAACCCGCTGATTATGAGGAGGACCTCACTTTCCTCGAAGACTCTGAAGATGATATAAAAATTTGATACCCCCGGGGGGTCTGATTACAGCCCTCCCTTTCTTTGCATCGGCGCTGGTATCAAAAATTCCCCC